TTTATCCATTTGCCACCAGTTCCCTTCACCAGCATAGTTGGTGGTATCTCGGCTTACTCCGGGCTTAAATTTTAAGGATATAAAAGGCATCGTTAGCTCAAATAAAGATTTCGCTCGTCCTTACGGCGTTTAACCAATCCCGGTAACTCTTTCCCTCCGGCCTTAGTCCACATCATAAATGCCTCGGCGGCTTCTTCATACTCCCCTCGGTTGTACTTCATTCTTATAGAGGACCGTTGGAGGTTGCCGAGACCAACGTTAAAAGCGAAGCTGACGAGTGCGCCAAAGCGACCAGCAGTAAGCCCATTAGGACATAGTCGGCGTACCCCTGCCTCAAACCGCCCCAGATCCTCAGACAGAATCTTATTGACCTCATCCATACTGAGGGTCCGGTCCCAGCCGTCTGGAATGGGTAGGGTTTTGCGGTCTTCAAGTTTGACTCCTATGTGCTTGGGGTCTATGACATGGCCTACGCCCACGGTCCAAAGCAGTGCTGGGCAACGATATGGCCGCACCCGGACCCCCTCGTGGTGCTTAATCATTTCCGTGACCCGCTCTTCTACTTTCATTTCTTAAAGGACTGGCTACCAAACCAAAACGCAATCACGCTTGAAAATATGATGGCCGAGTCCTCATCCCACAGAATCTGCATGGCTTGATCAAACGGCACCCCAGTTTTCCAGGCGTAAAAGAACCCGAAAATGTTCACAAAAAGGAGCATGGAGAACATGCCGTAGGTAATTACCGGCCGAACGGATGCCCGCATATTGACCACCCACTGGGACGCACCCTTGCCAATCTCGATGTCGTGGGCGTAGAGCGCCTGGCGTTCTTGGACGGCTGTCTGCATAGCCACTTGGTCAGTCCGGATTTCTTCGACCCTAGCCTGGGCGGCGTATCCTGCGGCAAGCATCTTTAGCTCCCGCTCCGTCTGCATCTGGGCCAGTTCAAGCTCGTGCTTCTTATCAGACCGATCTTGGAAGAAATCCAGCACCTTGGGCAGGCCGCCCATTAAGAAAGAAATTAATGTAGAAAGTAAAGTAATCATCACCACACCTTTGTTGCTTTAAGTATTCCGTAAACCAGTAAAGCCAAAGCCCCCAACACCAGCCACTCATTCCGTGTTGCCTGTCGGTCAGAGTCATATTCCTTTTGCAGTTCTTTACGCTCTTTCCGCAGTCTTACTTCTAATGCTTCAACTTCCTGTATTGCACGCCTACCAAACTCTTTCTCAATCTGTCTAAATGCGTCTTCCTTGTTTTTCTTCAGGTTGTATAACACTCGATACTCGTTGATGGCGTCGATATACATCATGTCGCCACGGCGCTGGACTTCCTGTTGTTTTCTTCTCCACGCGACCCGAGCACGAGCCTCTTCGTCCAAAAAGGCATTGACCTCTTTGGCCGTTTCTTTGATATCCCGACCAGCCTTTAGCGCTTCCCGAATGCCACCTAAAGCAGTCTGGACGACCTTGGACGGGTCGGTTGGATCGGGTAATTGGCTCAAAATACATCCCCCTAACCCCTATAAGTTACATCTGTCCCCAAGTTTTTGCACCTGCTTTGACAGAGGTAGCCCAGACCGAAACAGATGTCTTGGGTTTCCAAGGCTGTCCACAATTAGTGCAGTTACCTGTAGCTTGCTCTTGTTCACTTACAGGATCTTTACAATGAAAACAAACGGTCTCTGACTCAGACCGACACACTTTTACCCCATCTGCCTTATGCGCCTCGACAACAGTCTTCATTTTTTAAGTCCTTTCAAAGTCTGTGCTAGTCGAGCACGTTGGCCTAGTTTCCCGGGAGCTTTAGCGGCTTTGGCTAGTTTCCCTGCGGGTATTTTCTCTCCGCTTTTTGCACCAAGGGATTTTCGTAAAGCGCCGGGTTTTTTGATGGCTGACTGAATCCACTTAGCATTTCCACCTTTTTTAAAACCTTCAACACCTCTACCTCTAAGTACGTCAGCACGGGTCACTTCACCGTCTTTGTTTAAATCAGGAAAATTTTTAGCCATAGTATTTACTCCTGTGGTGGTGCCCAAGGGGGCGTTAAAACAGCGGATTTAGCGGTTTTTTGCTTTCTAATTTGTTCAGCTATGTCAGCTTTATAACTGTCAATTGCTTGAGGGCCTAACGCTTGCTCTGTCCAAGCCTGAACTTGCGCTTCAGTTACCTGATCGTAAGGCGTAAACGATGCAGGATTAGGAGGACCAAACGTTACAGACCCACCGTAGTTTCCGCTGTATGTATCTTCAGCCCCAACTAAAGACCACTGGGCTGACTGAATAACGTTAGTTAAATTACTCTCGTTAAAAATTACTTTAAGAGAAGGAAAATTCCATGTGTACGCAATAGCCATATCAGCCTCTTTATTAATCTATTACCAACCTATTGCTACCCAACTATAGTACGCATCAGTTATATTTTCAGCAAACGAAAATATAGTGAAATTACTTTGACTTGGATTACCTGCAACGCAGCTATCTGATTTATCTCCAGCAGAAGTGCTATTTGGAGCAGCGCGGGTTAACTGTGCGGCTAAAAGTGCATTAGGAAATGATATTGGAAAAGTAATTACTTGGCTTGCTCCTTTACCGTTAAAAGGCCCAGCAAACCCCCATTGCATTATTAAACCACCAGGAAACCTTTGGTACCCACTACTACCAGCAGCACCAAGACTTTTCTGTGAGAAAGCATTTGATAAATCATTCCAAGAACCATCTCCACACAAAAAGTTACTACTGCTAGGTGAGCCAGAGCCAAGTCTCGCAGTGGGTACAGTACCTGAAGAGATGTTTGAGCCATTAAGTTGAGTAATACTGCCGCCCGTACCAGCAAGACTTACCCCACTAATACTGCCGCCAGTGATACTTACACTGCTACTAGACTGCGTGCCCATACTGCCTATGCCAAGGCCGGTTCTAGCATCAGCCTGATTGTTCGCTCCAGTGCCCCCAAAGCCTACGCCCAAAACACCTGTGCTAATTGTTGAAACGTTTACCGAACCACCAAGCGTAACAGTACCTACAGTTGTAATTGGGCCACCTGTAAGTGTTAGTCCGTTAACAGAACCTGAAGTGGCTACGTTAGATACAGTTCCACCACCGCCTTGTTCCGGGGCTTTTGAAACCCAGACTCCACTTTGAACAGTCAGCACATTACCGTCAGTTCCAGGAGCTACAAACTTAACGTTAGAAGTAGTGTTACCAATCACAACCGCATCTGCGGTTAGCGTACTTGCTCCCGTACCACCCCTAGCCACCGCCAAGGTTCCAGAGGCAATATTTGTAGCATTAAGAGAAGTGATGTTAGCGCCGCTAAACGTACCAGTAGTAGACCCAGTACCCCCTTGGGCAACAGCAAGAGGTGTACCAAGAGTCAGTGAAGTTAGATGAGTTATCGCATCAACAACGTTTGTGCCGTTGTTATAGACGTACATTGTTTTACCAGCAGGTACATCAATTCCTGTGCCTGTAGTGTTCTTAACCGTAATGGTATCTAGACAGCCGTTGTTAACAATATACACCTTGTCAATCTGACAACCGGATCCAAGAATAAGACTGCGAGTAGACCCACCGGTAGTACCTGTGCAATTTAATCGAAGGTTACGAGCACTCTGGGTTGCAGTTGTATTTGTAAGCGTAAGCGTTACATCCGCACTAGAGAAAGTTACGTTTGCAGTGCCTGTAATGGCTTCTTCAATCGCAGTTCCAAGGTTAGCGTTAGTAACGTTACCCCAAGTGCCGGTGTTTTCTCCAGTCTGCATCAACTGAATTTTTAAATCTGACCATTGACTTGCCATTTTTATCCTCTTTACTTAAGCCGCAATCGGCACCCAATTAGGAGTCTGACTTGTATCTACCAACCCCCAAACAAGTGGTTTAGCCACACGTCCAACTGCACTAACTCCTGTTACTGTTACCGTAGCTTTGCCGGAAGTTGTAACGCTACCTAACTGCACTGTACCAACAACTGCAGTCACATATACATTTGCATTAACTCTAGAAGCAGCCGTCCCAACAGCACCTTGTCCTTGTACCCCTATTGGGAATACATTAGCGCCGTATTCTTCCTCTTCTTCACCTAGTTGCCCTGTGCCTTCAACACCAAGCACGTATACATTTGCACCTCTAGATGTTGCAATACTTCCTAATTCACCTACCGCTTGAACTCCTGCAAGGGTTACTTCTTTTGGTAGCGATACACCTACAGAATTTAAAAGTCCAGAGCCTTGTACACCCGTTAGGGATACGATTGCCCCAGTTTCTTCCTCTTCTTCACCAAGTTGTCCTGTGCCTTGAACTCCAAGTACATAAACATTAGCAAATACGCCTTCTATAGTCGTACCTACTTGACCTTCAGCCTGTACACCTATTGGGTATACGTTAGCGCCTTGTTGCTCTTCTTCTTCCCCTAATTGACCCGTGCCTTGAACGCCTAATAGATATACGTTTGTAGCAAAAGATATTTCGGTTTGACCTACTTCTCCTTCACCTTGAACCCCAGTTACATAAACATTAGTTACTTGTGCAGCTTGTGCCTGCCCAACAAACCCTTCACCCTCAACACCAACGGCATAAATGTTAGCGTTTGTTTGTTGCGTAGTTGTTCCTACTTCACCTTCGCCCTGTACACCTGTAACAGGCACGTTAGCTTTGGCGCTAATACTGACTTGGCCGAGGTCAACCGTGTTTTGGAATCCAGCAGGCTCAACATCACCACCTGCCGCAACACCTACAGGATCAAGCTCTGCGTGAGCTTCTACCCCTACTACATATACATTAGCTTTAGTTTCAACAACCTCAGTGCCTAATACACCAGTAGCGCTTACTCCAGTAACGGAGACAGCAACCCCTTGGCCCGTCTGATAGTCATCAAACGCTCCTGTAGATAGGGGTAGAAAACCAAACATCTATCACTTTCAAACTTGCGCTATATAAAGCCCCTTAGTTAGACACTGTAGAAATTAACTCTTCTACAGTGGTACAGGCAAGTATTGCCGCTTCTTTAGCCGCGCAATCAGCAACAATCTTTGCTCTTGCTTGCGCTACATCGTCAGGAATATCTACTTCGCGCTCGGCCTTGCGAATTACCATCCAATCGGTTTGAGCAAGCAATTTATTTGCGGTGTCTTTGGTCTGGGCGATCCACTGAGTCTTTAAGCCCTTAGTAACAACCTGCTCGGCGGTGTCTTCCATCTGCTGGGTGTCGTGGTTATAAGTCTGGACGTACAGGGGTGTGCCGTCTTCTTTAACCTCTGGCCGATCATTTAACAGCTTTGGATTATTTACGCCCCAGTAGAAACGCTGGTCATACCAAGGTTCGTTAGGCTCAAATGGGTCTGGGTCGCTAGTCTCAACCACGCCAAGTTTTGCCCTGACAGCAGGGTTAAGCAGGTTTTCATAGCGAACCCCATCAGCACGGAAATATTCTTTGCGGATGTTTACAGGTTGTCCGTTAATTAAGTAAGCCATTTGTTACCTCGCTAAAGCGTATTTAAAGGGGTTTTCCGCGAAGGCGGCGTATATGTAGGTTTGCCCATTTACATTTAAAAAGTTTCCGGTTCTGTTTTTAAAACCATTTGACACAAAATCTATTTGGTTTGTTGACAGCGTTTGTTCAGCACCAGATGTATCAGGAAACAAATGATTATTTACTACATTATAAGTATTTCGTTTGTTATCTATAACATCCCAGTTATAGCCATTTGATGATGAATTTTTTAACAATATGTAGGCTGGTCTAAAGCCTGTGTAAACAAACGGCCCATCTGTACTACCGTTGCCTGTGTAACTACCAAAGGCTGAAAAACCCGTAATAGGCGCAAAACAGTAAGCAACCATGTTGCCGGAGTTGTTGTCGTATCCACTGCTTTGAACGCCAAATGTAGTGCTAGTGGGCGCTACCCAGTAGTTACTTCCAAAATTTCCAGCACCACTAGTATCAAATCCTAAATAGTAGTATTCATTGTTTGTGGCATTCATGTTCTTATGCCAAATACGCCAAGACGCTGTACT